CATTGTCAACGGTAATATACCTACTTTATAGAAACGGTAAATAGGTATGGAGAAACTTTTAATGAAGATCAATGAGCTAAATTCCCGCATAGTTGCAGTGTACGCTGGACGCTTCCATCCGTTCCACCATGGGCACGCCGAAGTGTTTCGTGAACTCGCGAGCAAGTTTGGCATCAACAATACTTACGTCACTACTAGTAGCAAGGTAGAGCCAGAAAAGAGCCCATTTAGCTTTGCCGAAAAGGCTGTTATGATGCAGGCCGCTGGTGTACCTAAAAAGAACATTGTAGAAGAAACGGTCCCGTATGCACCAGTAAACTTGCCAAGTAAGTTAGGACTTGATCCAAATACAGACAGTATGGTTTTTGGTGTAGGTCAAAAGGACATGGCAGAAGATCCACGTTTTGCTTTCAAACCATTAAAAGATGGTAGTCCAAGTTACTTCCAGCCATATACTGGAAAAAATTTACAGCCATTCAGCAATGCAAAAAATGCTGATGGCAGCCGAGCCGGACATGCTTACATTTATCCTGTACGTGATGTGCAATTTACTGTTGCTGGACAAGTAATCAACAGCGCAAGTCAAATTAGAAAATTGTACAAGGCAGCAGATGATGAGGGTCGTGAAGCGATCCTGCACGAATTGTATCCAAATGGTGGTGCTCTGGTTGCAAAAATTAAACGCATCTTTGATGCCAAGTTAGGATAACACAGTGGCCAATTTAGATAGTAAAGTCACAATTGAATTTAAAGCATTTGCTGAGATGGGAACAACTGATGAAAGTGGCCGCAAGACTGGCGAGAATGACATCAGATCAGCAACGTACAAAGAGCCTGGCAAGAATCATATTTTGACTTGGCCAAGTACTCCTAAGATTGCACAGTCAATTGAGGTAAACTACAGTACTTGGGAATTACAACACACCAACTATCAGCCCAGTGCTTTTGGTAATCGTTCAACGCCAGTGGTGACTATCAGTGGACCTTGGTTCAGCCGTACAGCAGAAGAAGCAAAGAAAACATTAACTGCTATTCACTTGTTGCGTTCAGCAACCAGCATGTTCTATGGACGTGAAGATAAAAATAAAGGAACGCCTCCACCTATTGGACGTTTGAACGCACATGGCTTGTATGCAAATACACCAGTAGTTGTAAAAACGTTTCAATATGATTACCCAAACGATGTTGACTATATCACAGTTGACATGTTCAATGGTAAACAAAGTGTGCCGGTACTGTTTGAAATGAGTGTGAGTTTGATTGTTCAAATCAATGCAGTTGAAGCAGTTAAAGAATATACATTAGAAAATTTCTACACTGGTAAGTTATTAGGAAACGGATACATTTAATGGCAACCACTGGAAAAAATCAATACAACAACACACCAATACAAGACTTTTATCTTGACTTGGCCCGACTACCATCGGCAGCAGATATCACAGCAGGCAAAACATTAGAAACTATCGTAGTTGGACCCAAGTATCAACATCGTCCAGACTTGCTGAGTTATTCGTTGTATGGTAATAGCAGTTACTGGTGGGTCATTGCCCTAGTCAATCGCAATCAACTACGTGATCCTATTAGAGACCTAAAAACAGGAATGGTACTTCGTGTACTAAACAAATCAGATATTGCTGGAGTAATTTAATGGCAGCTAAACCAACCTACAACGATGATATCGGCTTGCCAGAAATTCATTATAACCCGTTACAAGACTATCGTAATGTAACGTACACCACACGCCTGACAATGATGCCTGTGATTGAATCTACCCAGACTAGAATAACTCGCAGTTATGATTACAAAAAAGGAATTGTAATGTGGGAAACTGGCGGTGCTGGTACAGTGTATCTTGAAGAACTAACAATGGAATGTGTTGGTGCTGGCAACAAAACAGGAAACTATGTTACTCAGTTGCCAATCAACTTCAAAGGCAAACTAGTTGAGCCCTTGGGCGGTAGATTCATGGAATCACTTAGCCTGGCAGCAATGGACTTGGGTTATAAAAACAACGATGGTGTTTACCTATTTGAAATTGCGTTTACAGGATACAATACTGATTCAGACACACCAGAAATCTGTAAAGGTTGGGACAATGAAGAATTGATATTCCGTTGGTATGTTAGATTAAACGAATTAAACATGCAACTTGACTATAAGGGCAGTACATACGATTTTATATTTGTAAGCGCAGGTGGTCAGTCTATGAACACAGACTTTACCACTCTCGAAGATGGTTTTAGAATGATTGGATCTCCTGAGACTGTTGGCAGCTTCTGTAAAGAACTAGCTGATGCGTTAAACTTACGAGAAAAGGAACATGTTGAAGCAGGCATTCGTTGTATTCCCCACAAGTATGTGATCACAGCACACAAAGACATTGCAAACTTAAAAGCAAAAAAAGGATTTTGGTCTCGACAAACATTTAGTTGGTTGTTGGGCCGCGGAGAAATACAAGGTAAACCAGGACAAAGCATTCAAACATTTATCCTTGGTGCTATTGCCAACAGTGAAGAAATGCTCAAACACCTGCACCGCATTCCTGACAAAAAAGATTACAACAGTCAAGAAACCAAACCAGGCAAGAATGAAATTGTGCCACGTAACGTTGTTATTATTCCAGGCTCTAAAGATATTGAGGAAAATAAAGCAAATGCTTTTGATCCCAAATTGGGAAGCACTGCGAAAGAAATACACTTCTTTGTCACAACCAAGGAAGATCCGCGCAACGTAATAAGCCCACAAGAATACAAAGACGCACAGGATCCAGAAGAGAGAAACAAAAGAGTTGATAACTGGATTAAAAAAGGTCTGTTACGAAAAGTATACAAATGGATCTACACTGGCGAAAATTCAGAAGTTATTAATACCAGCATCAAACTTGACTATATGTGGCGAAATGTTAGACCACTGTGGGTAAACAGTGAGACTGGTAAACCAATTGCACCATCTGGAACCGCAGCAACCGCTCAGAAAAAATCTCCAGCAGCCGGAGCCAAAGTAGTCAAGTGTGACGATGCAAAGGGAGTTGGTACAGTTCAGCAACGAGTGGCAGCAACTTATGCAGAAGATGCACAGTTTAATGCTGCCACTGGCAAGATTGAACCTAGACCAGGATGGTACCCACACATGCCACAGTTTTATCATATGAATACTGGAGTTGCACAATCAAGCCAGCAAGGTGCTTTGGCCCCTGAAAATGCAAACGAATACAGTGTGTACAGACAAATTGGTGCAAACTTGTCAGGCAGTGGGGAAATGGTAAAGTTAGAGCTTGAGGTAGTTGGAGACCCGTATTGGTTGATGCAAATTCCCGGAACTCCAGGCAACCCACCTTGGGAAGAAGATGTATGGGAATATGAAAAGGAACAGTTAACGGAAGATCAAATGGCTGAAAAACGAAAGAAAACAGCAACACATACTTGGTTGCCGTTTATATATTTTGAAGCCCAAGTACCATCTGCAACAAATAACAGTATTACAGACACCATGGCATTACGACCATCTGACAATATCAGTGGAGTGTATTACGCCGTTAGTATAACAAATAAATTTACCAAAGGAAAGTTCACTTCTAATTTGCAATGTGCAAGAGAAGCACTATCTAATCCTTGGACAGGCAGAGCAAAGAAGCCAGCTAACGCATCGGGGTCAAGTCCCAACAATGCATCATCTGTTGGGCCAAATAATGCTAATATGACAGGCCCAAATGCCAATAGACAGGCACCAAGGACACCATAAGGACAAAAATGAAAGTAAACAGTACAGGTGGTAATGTTGGGGGTGGAACAGGTGCAGTCGGTAGTAAGATGCACGGTGTTTTCATCGGCAAGGTAAAAGACAACATTGATCCCGATGGCCTAGGTAGACTGCGTGTTTGGATTCCGCAGTTGAGCAACGCCGCTGAATCAAATAAACAAAGCTGGTTTACTGTGCGTTACTGTCCGCCATTTGCTGGCGCAACAAATACTAAAGATGAGTCACAGGCCAAGGACGCAACAAAATATGCGCAAACTAACCAAAGTTATGGTATGTGGATGGTGCCACCAGATAAAAACGTACAAGTTATTTGCAGTTTCATTAATGGGGAATTACATCAGGGAATTTGGTGGGCATGCTTACCGCACGATGGCCACACCCACGCACTGCCAGCAGTAGCATCAGGCACAACCCATGATGGTGAAACAACACCGTTGGCCGAGCGCAACCGTTATAACACCGCAGACCCTGACGTAGAACGTAGACCCAAGCACCCACTAAACAACGTTATTAGACGACAAGGTCTTGAAAAAGACAAACGTCGAGGACACATAAATGCTGGTCCTTTTAGAAATAAAGAAAAGCACACTGGATTAGCATATGGTGTGCTAACACCCGGCCAACATCAATTTGTCATGGACGATGGCGAGGAATTTAAAAACGGTCAAATTAGATTACGTACTGCCAGCGGCAATACGTTTATCATGGACAACGATGAAGGCTTCATTTACTTTATCAATGCCACTGGTAACGCCTGGATGCAACTTGACAAAGAAGGTAACGTGGACGTCTATGCTGGTGGCTCGTTTAGCGTTAATGCTGAAGATAGTATTAACCTTCGTGCTGGCAACAACATCAACATGGATGCTGGTGCAAACTTAAACGCAGTTGCGGCAAAAAATTGGAATTTAGAAGCATGTGAAGTTTTTAACGCCACAGGCACAACAGGCATGAAGTTGAGTACCAGCCAAAACATGAACATTCTTGCTGATAGCCAGTTTAAAATGACTGGTCAGCGTATTGATTTAAATGGCCCGCCTGCTGAACGTGCAACTTTACCAACGCCAAATAGTTTAATAACAAACGCCACAGTAGGTAAAAGTGTTGCAGGTCGTGTACCAGAAGCCGAACCCTACGGAGGTCACGTTAGCAAGGGTGGTGAACAGCCCACAGTGGTTACAGGAGCCGCCCCAATTGATGATCCTGTAATTACACCAGCCGCAGAAAGCTACGAAGACAAACCTGCACCAGACGACACTGATGCTATTGCCTGTGTACCAGAACCCACACAATCCAAGCTCAGCGATGAGGGATTCAAGATTTTAAAAAGCCGCGAAGCATATTGCGGTATCATGTACAGTGACTATCAGGGTTACAGTATTGGATATGGTATTCGTTTGGATATTTTTGGTCCTGGTGGTGGCGGGAAAATTGATGAAAACTTAAAGCGATCATTGTTGGCTGGTCCAAGCGAACCTGAAGCACGACTAGCAAGTCGTCAAATTATTGATCGTGAAAACACACCTCGCTTGATGCGATCGCTAGAAAAAGCAAAAAGCGGTGCAGGTAAAACAGTTTGTATTACACAATCGCAAATTGATGCATTGATCATGGCCTCGTATAGCAGTCCAGCAAGTGCTGATAAAATGGCAGCTGACTTGGTCCAAGCTGCCGCAGCCACAGCTGACGGCAAAGCCACCAATGAAGATATTGCTCGAATTTGGGCCAATTCACCCTATAACAACAGCAGTAAGGTACGCAACAGCGATGCAAGATATGCAATGACTGGCAAGCCCAACTCTGACACACGAGTAATGGAACCAGAACAATTAATGAACGAAGGTATCAAAAGAGATTTGTCTCGTTTAAAGAGTAACAAGGTTCAACTTCCAGATACAGCAGGTTGGCGCACTCCTTACGGCAACGGCGGCCAAACTGGTACAAGAGTTGACAATACTTACGGAAAACCAACTCCGCAACACTTGGCCCAATGGGAACGAAGCTATTATCTAAATACTGGTAATGTTCCATATGGTAGCAACTTAACCGTAGAACAACTGCGCGACAAATACGGTTCTCCGCATATTGGAGGCAATAATCCGCCAGGGACACCAACAGCAGGCACAGCATCCAACAGTAATGTAGGATAAGATAAAACCCAGCTTAATAAAACTTGGTAAATAGGTGTATGCCAAGCTACATTTCAAAATTTCGCGGATACAGCTCAATTGGGACTAGTTTTTTAAATCCAGTCTTATACGACCTTGCCCTTGCAAAACAAGACTTATTGAACCATTTCAATACTCGCAAAGGCGAGCGTATTATGATGCCAGAATTTGGAAGCATTGTGTGGGATATGCTTTTTGAACCATTAGATGATTACACAATTGGTTTAATTGACGCTGATGTGCGTTTGATTATCAAATCAGACCCGCGCTGGCTTTTGCAAAGTGTAGAAATAAGCGAAAGTCCAAATGCACTTAACATCGAAGTTATAGTGACATATTTGCCCACAGACGAACAAGTAGTATTACCATTAGTATACGATAAAGGAACGAACATATCATGAGCCAGACACGACGCCTAGGACAGCTGAATGCCGCTGAAAGCTGGCTTAACAATTATCGTTATCTAGTAAATGCAGACTTTAAAGCATATGACTTTGAAAGTTTAAGAACTGCGTTATTAGATCACATTCAGTTAAACTATCCCGAAGACTTTAACGACTTTATTAATTCAAGCGAGTATGTTGCGCTAGTAGACTTGATGGCATTTATGGGCCAGAATTTATCGTTCCGCGCTGATTTAAATCTACGCGAAACATTTTTAGAAACAGCCGAAGTTCGTGGTAACGTACTAAGCATTGCCCGCCAACTTGGCTATAAGCCGTTTCGTAACGGAGCAGCCAATGGCTTTTTAAAGATCACTTCAGTAACAACTACACAAGAATTATATGACAGTAAGGGTACAAACTTGGCTGGTAAAACAATTGTGTGGGCCGATCCGTTGAATTTGGATTTCAACGAACAGTTTTCATTGATTTTAAATCAAGCCTTGAACAAGTCAAATCCAATTGGCCGCCCAGTGAGTTCTATATCTGCTAACGGCGCAACACGACAAATTTACGAACTCGATCAGCCAGACACAAGAACCATGGTTGAGGCATTTTCATTGACAGCACGAAACAACAACAGCTATCCATGCGAAATAGTTCCTGTTGTAATTGACACAGTTACAGAACTTGCAATAGAGAATACACCAAATCCATACGGTCGCCAAACAGTGCTGTTCAACAATGACGGATCTGGTTATGGTTCTGGCAGTAACGGCTGGTTCTTTATGTTCAAGCAAGGTTCATTAAAATTTGAAGATTTTACATTAGACACACGAGTAGAAAATCGTGTAATTGATCTTCAAGGCAGCAACATCAACGAAAATGATATTTGGGTACAAAGCATCGACTCGCTGGGACGTATCTTGTATAACTGGACACCAGTGCCAAATACAAACAATAAAAATATTGTATTCAATGCAGTGGCCAAGGATGTTCGAAAAGTATACGAAGTCATTACCCGCGAAAATGATTCAGTGTCATTAAAGTTCGGTGATGACATTTTTGCAGATATACCAACAGGCAACATTCGTGTGTGGTATCGCGAAAGTGCAAACGAAACTTTAACAATTTCTCCTAATGATGTGGCAGGCCTAGAACTGTCTGTGCGCTTTGTTGATGGTACAGGCACTGAGCAAGACTTGACAGTTACTCTTGAGTTACCAACTGCCGCTTCAAGTACAGCAGGCGAAACACTAGAACAAATTAAAAATCGTGCAGGCCGCACAAGTGCAAGCCAGGACCGAATGATCACTGCCAGTGACTATAACATCTATCCAGAAGGCAAAGTAAGCGGCGTTGACAAGATCAAGGCCATCAACAGAACACATGCTGGACAAAGTGTCTACGCAGACTTATCTGATCCAACTGGTACATATCGTCCTGTTATTACATTTGCAGATGATGGCTATATCTACGAAACAGAAGTAATTTCTTCTACCACACGAGATTTGCTATCGGGCCCACAAGAAGTTTTATCTTGGATTGAAAATAGCTTATTGAATCGACAGCTACATCAATTGTACTACAAAAAGTACACGCCAATAACACCAGACTCTGGAGTCAATGTCAAGTGGGTAACAGTAAACTCTGGCAATGCAACTACTACAGGTCATTTCTCAATTGTATCAAACAATTCACCATTGCGAATTGGTCGCGGTAACCCTGACATCAAATACAGAACCATTGGCAAGAATAGCTTGGTAAAGACCACTGGCGGCAAATGGAGCCGAATCTTAGATGTTTATCGTGAAGGACTTGGAGTAAGTGATAACGATGGCAACAACACTGGTCTACGTGCAAACGGACAAGGCTCTGTGTTTTTAAATTCTATTTTGACATCTACACAAGTTGAAGCTTGGTTCCCTTCGTTACGTACAATTTTTACACCTACTGAGCAAAGAGAAATTACAGCAGAAATCAAATCCGCTCGTAGCTTTGGTTTAAAATATGTCAACACTCAAACACAACCAGACCGTTGGAAAATTATACCAGTGGACGCAATTACTGCCACAGGCGACTTTGTTGCACCAACTGATCAAAATGCAAATTCTGGGGCAAGTTGGCTGGTACGTTTAGAGTACGACACAACAACCAAGGCCTGGACACTGTTTACACGCAATGACCAAACTGTGTTCGGCAGTGTTAACCAGTTGACATTTCACAATCAACGTTTTGGTCAAGCAATCGACTCATCATCAAAGCGAGTGCTTAAAGACACTATTAAATTTTTAAAACAAAATGGTTTAGATTCAGAGTTGTCGCTTGATGTTGCTGACTACTTTAAGTTAGACGATGGAAGAAGTGATTCTACTAGGGTCATGTTGTTGTTGCCAGGACTCAATGAAAACCTAGCACCAAACGATCCAGAAGTAATTAGTAAACTTGTTACTGGAAATGTAAGATTTGAAAGAGTACAGTTTGTTGATACTAAAGGACAGTATACGTTAAAACCAACTAATTCGGGTGGTGTGCAGTTCCCTGGCAGAAAAGATCTTAAGGTACAAAGTACTCACGTTCCACTAAGAGATAACAGAGTTGATGCATCAACTACAAACATTGTTGACATGTATGTGCTAACATCAAACTATAACGATGCATATCGAGCTTGGGTAAACAGCGGCGCATCAGCGGCAACCAAGCCATTGCCATTGACTTCTTACGGGCTTGAAAAGCTAATGAGTTCAATTATTCCTTATAAGAGCATTAGTGACAGTATTGTTTTCCACCCTGTTAACTATAAAGTTATTTTTGGTAAGAATGCTGACAGTAGAAACCAAGTCACTATTCGCATTACCAAGAGCGATACTACACGAATCAGTGATGCTGAAATTCGCAGTCGTGTAGTCGCCGCAATCAATCAATACTTCACAGTTGATAACTGGGACTTTGGAGAAACATTTTATTTCACTGACATGGCTGCGTGGATACATAAGTCGTTGGGTGGAATTATCAGTAGTATCGTTTTAATACCAAAACAAAAACAGTTGACAAGTAATGACTTGTTTCAAATTCCATGTGAAGACAATGAAATTTTTATCAGCAGTGCGACAGTGAATGACGTTGAAGTTGTTTCAAATTAATAAGGCAAAGAGATGGCAAAAGATCCAAAAAAATTAAACCCTGAAAACCCCTACAGTAAAACGTATCCGGGGCAGGATTTAAACACTGGTGTTTCACCGTCAACAACTGATTTACTTCCTACGATTTTTAGAACCGAAACAAACAAGAAAGTTTTAAGTGCAATCGTTGAAGATCTATTTCAACCAAGTTCTGTAGAAACACTAAACTATGCAGTTGGTCGCAATAGAACCAAGTTCACTGGTCCAGACTATTTGCCACATCCAACGGCTCGTAGACAATTAGAAACTGGCTTGGTTCTGTTTAATGACAACGGGGCTTCAGTATTAACAGCCGACGATATTGCAACAGCCTGGGATCTAAATGACAGAACACGCGAAACAGCAGAACCTATCAGTATTTTAGATTTACCAATTGACCCTGACAAGTTTTTAAACTGGGCAAATTATCATTGGATTGAAGAGCGCATGCCTGTAGTATTCTTGACCAGCGGCGACAACGATTCAATGAATGTACAAGCCGATATTATTGGCAAAAAATATTACACATCTCCAGTACAAGACAATGGTCGTAGCTTGGAATTTAAAAATGGCATGCGAGTAGTTTTCCAGCAACACCCTCGACACACTGACATCAGTGGCCACTTAGACTTGGATCTGTTGACAGATGGCAATAGCCAACTTCAAATGGATCACGAGTTTATCAACTACGACAAAGGACTAGTAGGCGTGTCAGTTGATGGTGTTATTTTAACACAAGGTGTTGAATACTATATTTCTGGCAACCACATAATGTGGTTAGTTGATTTTCCTGCACTAAAACCAGTGCATGTGCATGCACCAAACTTTTACATCACATTAGAACAAGAAATTAGATTGCGTTCGTGGCTAGTAACTGGTGTTGGCACTGAAGAAGGTATCCAATTATTGGGATTACATTCTCAGTTTACAAATACAGTTTACAGCAAATTATCAAATGCTCTATGGGACCAGTCGGCTGTGCCCTGGGATCGTGTTGAGTGGGATGGATTTATTCCTGGTATCAACCCTAAAGAATATATTCTACAAGAACCTGGAGCAAAAAATAGAAATGCTCACAGCAGAACAAACTGTTGGTTCCACAAATCAACAATACAGACTACAGTAGACTTCTTGGGTATTGCTTTTAGTGATATTGCAAAAAGCAACAGCCAAGCCCAGCGCCCAATTGTTGAGTTTGAAAACAGTCTTGAATTATACGACCACGGCACACGCTATCGCGCTTGGCCTACATTCTTGGTAAACGAATTAAACATAAGTGTGCCCGACTTTTTAAATATTCCACTGGTTGATAATAACACAACACTGATGAATGCAAGGTACACAACTTTACTTGCCAAACTTGATAGACCAGTTGATATCATTGTACAGACTCGCATCCGCGACAACTGGAAACTGGCACTAAACGCTTCATCTATTCCTCAAGAAGAGCTGATTAAAATTCTAGCAAACCTTGACAAGGACAATGCAGCCGGACGAATTCCAAAGTATGCAGTATATAAAGTAACAGGCAACAGTATCACATGGATCAAAAATGCGCCAACTAGCGACTGGTCTATAACCTACAGAATTTCAGGCGTACTGCTATCTGCATTGCGCATATTATGGTTGACAAAAGATTCAAACGTTAACACAATTTTAAATATCAGAACCGACGGTGTACAAACAACAGGAGTTTCTAAAGAAGCTGCATTTGATGGAGACGCGGTAGTTATTAATGTAACCTCGTCTGCAGACCAGCACTATCTCAAAGAGTACTATTGGAAGAATGGTGTTGCAGTTCCAGCAACATTCCGCAAAACTG